ATTTAAAGACGCGCTAAAAAATGGAAGAGAGGTAATTCTAGATAATTCTATTTTTGAACTTGGTGCTGCTTTTGATTCAACCCAATTTGCTAAATGGATAAATTTTTTAGAACCAACGTACTATATTATACCTGACGTATTAGAAAATTGTCTAGGTACGATTGATAATTTTATTAAATGGGAAAGAGAGTATGGTGATAACTTACCTGGCAAGAAAATAGCTGTAGCCCAAGGTAAAACGTATAAAGAATTTATTGACTGTTATAAATTTTTAGTTACCAAAGTTGACAAAATTGCTATCTCATTTGACTATTCTTTTTTTAATGATTGGGCTACACAATACGACATGCACATGCCCACCAAATATCATGAATGGGTATACGGTAGACAATTATTACTACAAAAAATGATTCAAGATAATGTAATAGAAGCGACTGTTCCTCATCATTTACTTGGCTGTGGGCTTCCTCAAGAATTTTTTGAGTATAAAAAATATAATTTTATTGACTCATTAGATACTTCTAATCCAGTAGTGGCAGGAATAAAAGGTATAAGATATAATGATATACAAGGGCTACAAGATAAGCCAAGCGAAAAATTATTTACTTTAATTAACTACACGCCTACTCAACAACAGATTGATTGTATTAATTATAACATAGATATTTTTAGACGAATTGTAAATGAAAGATGAGCCAATTTGGATTGCCCTTTTTAGTCAAACGGGTACTGAATTAAGGGAATTAGAAAACTATCTTGGTATTTCTCCAACAATAGTAATGTCTAATTCTAAAATCTATGATAAGACAAGCTGGAATAATAAATCATCTTTTTGGAAAAAAAGTCATAATGAAATAGTTTATTGGCTCTTAAATGCTTATGATGAAAAAACTTTAAGTCGAGTTATTATTACTCTCCATGGATATTTAAGAATACTGCCTCCAGAAGTTTGTAACAAATATAAAATTTATAACGGCCACCCGGCTCTTATAAATCTTTATCCAGAATTAAAAGGTAAAGACCCCCAGATACGGACCTGGCAAAACAACAGTAAATATCCTATAATAGGAAGTATTGTTCATCGAGTAGTGGCTGAAGTAGATGCTGGAGAAATAGTATCGAGTGTGGCGTACACCAACAGAATAGAAAGTGAAAACGAAATGTTTACACAGCTTAGAATATCATCATTTCATGCATGGAAATGGTTCTTAAGGAATAAATTATGCGTATAGGTATTAGCGGGGCTCAATCGGTTGGTAAGACTACTTTACTAAATTCATTAAGGTCAGAGGAAGTATTTTCTAGCTTTAAATTCTGTATCGAAGTAACAAGACGTGTAAATAGTTACGGTTTATTAATTAATGAAAACGGTAATGATACCACCCAGCGATTAATTATGCAAGAGCATATTGTTAATATGTTTATGAATGATAAAATGATTACTGATCGGACATCGTTAGATGGTTTAGTTTATACCCAGTACCTAGCCGAAAATAAAAAAGTAACGCCATCGGCATATGATCATGCTTTTAAGGTATTTAAAAAGCTTCAACCAAAGTACGACATACAATTTTATATTAAGCCAGAATTTGAAATTGAAAACGATGGAGTAAGAAGTATCGATACGTTTTTTAGAGATAGAGTGGTAAGAATATTTGAAGAAACTATTAAAGAGCACGATATTAATGTTGTTTATATTACAGGATCGGTTCGTGATAGGGTACAGCAAGTTATTGATGCTTATAATAAAAAAATTAATGAGTATAAAACAGAAATGGAGATGGGGTGTGACTATTGATAACCAAAAACAACTAAATGAACTTGTATCTGTTCATCTAGGCAAGGCCGGAGACGGTACTGTCGTAAAGCCCTATGTTACTCCCGATAGTGTTGATTCTACTCTTTTGGTAGCCGTACCTAGATCCCTTAATCGAACGGGATACGGACTTGAAGATAATAATTTACCCTTTATTGGCATGGATGCCTGGAATGCTTATGAGTTTTCTACTTTACTTAAAAACGGGTTTCCTGTCTCCGGCTGGTTAAAGTTTACATATCCAAGTGAATCACCAAACATTATAGAATCTAAATCGGTTAAACTCTATCTTAACTCATTTAATATGGCCCGATTAATTGAAACTACTGATGATGTTTGGATTATTGAAGATACTATATCAAGAGATCTTACTAATGCCACAGGTGCCCAGGTTGAAACTTTTGTAAGATGGGGAGATATTGATACAGTCAAACCTATTATGGGAGACTTTATTTCACTGGAACATTATTGTAATATTAATGAAATGCATTTCGATAATTATAATGAGTCTCCCGATATTCTAAAAGTAGTACCAAGTATTGGACGTTATGAAAGGTGGAGATCGTATTCGCTTAGATCAAATTGTCGAGTAACCAACCAGCCAGATTGGGGCGATGTTTATGTTCACATAAAAGGTAATAGAGCAGTTACACCTGAATCCTTACTGCAGTATATTATATCAATGCGTAAAGAAAACCATTTTCACGAAGAAATTTGTGAATGTATTTACAAACGACTTTGGGATATACTTGAGCCGGAAGAACTTTTTGTGGCGTGTTTATATACTCGTAGAGGAGGTATTGACATTAACCCAGTGCGAGCTTCTGATGCAAGAGTATTATGGAAATACGGTAATATTGCCGACGTTATTAATTTTTGTACAAAGACACCAAGACAATAATTTATGACCACCAAATGGCCTTTTCCTGGAGTTAAGAATATGGCAAGTCCGGACAATAATGTTAATGAAATATGTAGTGAATTTGTTAATCGGTCTCTTCACGGATACAACAAATATGGGGTAACCACTGAAAGAACTGATCTTAACTTCGATCAATGGGTTCAGCATTTAAAAGAAGAACTTATGGATGCAGTAGTATACGTTCATCGTATTCAAAAGGAAAGACAAAATGAATCTAAATCAGGCACTGGAAACTCTACCGTCAACTAACGAAAATGTTCTGGTAGTTTTATCTGGAGGAATGGATTCCTCCATTCTTACTATGTTACTGGTAGCAAAGTATGGTGCTACTAAAGTAAAGGCTTTATCGTATGATTACGGACAAAAGCAGAAGATAGAATTAGAAAAAGCTGCCAAGGTTTGCAGTATATTAAAGGTTGATCATAAAGTACTAAACCTTAGCATACTTGGCGAAATAGCTAAACCTATCTCAGCTAACATTGGAGGCACAGAGGTAAAAATGCCTACCATTAAAGATGTTTTAGGAGATCCCCAGCCTAAAACGTACGTGCCGTTTCGTAATATGATCTTATTATCGTTAACACTTGCCCAAGCTGAAGCAAGTACCGCCAGTCATATATTTACCGGGCTACAAGTTCATGATGAGTATGGGTATTGGGATACCACTCAAAAATTTGTTGACAGTATAAATGAAGTAGCCGATCAAAATAGAACACATAAAGTAAAAGTACTAGCCCCATTTAGTCACCTATCTAAATACGATGAAATTAATATCTGTAAGCAGATGGGATTGGTTGACTTGCTTATCCATACTATGACATGTTATAATCCAAATGATAAGGGAGAATCATGTGGTAAGTGCCCATCATGTTCAGAGCGCATTGCTAACTTTGCTAAAGCCAGAGTAATTGATCCGATTAAATATGCAATTGATATACCATGGGAAAAAATAATTCATGATTAACAATATTTACTTAGATATGGATGGGGTTATAGCTAATTTTGATAAAGGTTACTCTGCAATATATGGTTTAAATTGCAGAGATGATCCTGACGATAATCATTGGTATGAATTTGTTGCAAATAATGGTTTTTATAATCTAGAAACCTGTGATGAATTTAGTTTATTAATTGATAAATTAAAAACTTTAAAATGTACTCTAAATATTTTATCTTGTGCTGGTACCAGATCTAACCATCAAGATGTAAAGGAACAAAAAATTAAGTGGCTTGAAAAAAATGGTTTAGGACATTTACATAGTATTTTTACAAGAACAAAATTAGAAAAATCCAACTACGCCAATCACAGCTCCCTTCTTATCGACGATTCAGTACCATGCATTGATCCATTTAAAAATAAAGGCGGATACGGTATACTACATCAGACCGTCTCTCAGACAATCAACCAGTTAGATTGTCTTAAAAAGAAAGGTTATATTTTTGAATAAAAAATATTCCAACTACTTTAATAAACATGGATACTGTGTTGTAGAAAATATTATTAGTAAAGAGCTTTTAAACTTTATTAATATTGAATATGATATTTTAATGAAAGCAGACAAAGCACTTATTAATCCTGATCCAGATAACATGTATTATCGAGGTGACGATCAAATACCTAAAAGCTTTAGCTGGTATTCTCCTTTCGTATCAGAATCTCTACTTGTGCATTTAAACCAAAAAGCATCAGAGGTGTTTGGTGTGGAGGTTTCACCTAGTTACTCGTATACTAGAATGTATTATAAGGGTGCTGATATGAAAATACATTCTGACAGACCGTCGTGTCAATATTCTGGTACAATTAATTTAAGTATAAAAGGTAAGACTTGGCCTATATGGTTTATAGATAGAAATAATAATAAGGTAGCAGTTAATCTTAATCCTGGTGACATATGTTTTTATAAGGGTACTGATTTAGAGCATTGGAGAGATGAATTTGAGGGTGAGGAAATGCTTCAATTTTTTTTGCATTATGTAGAGACTGATG